GAGGTTGTCCCCGAGGTTGGCCCAGAGGTTGTCCCCGAGGTTGGCCCAGAGGTTGTCCCTGAGGTTGGCCCCGAGGTTGGCCGAGAGGTTGGCCCCGAGGTTGGCCCTGAGGTTGGCCCAGAGGTTGGCCCAGAGGTTGTCCCTGAGGTTGTCCCCGAGGTTGGCCCCGAGGTTGTCCCCGAGGTTGGCCCAGAGGTTGTCCCTGAGGTTGTCCCCGAGGTTGGCCCCGAGGTTGGCCCTGAGGTTGTCCCCGAGGTTGTCCCTGAGGTTGTCCCCGAGGTTGGCCCTGAGGTTGTCCCCGAGGTTGTCCCTGAGGTTGTCCCCGAGGTTGGCCCTGAGGTTGGCCCAGAGGTTGTCCCTGAGGTTGTCCCCTAAAATTTTTTCTTTATCTTTGGCAATCATCCGTGTTGCAGCAATAGCCAACATACATTGTAGCGGTGATGGCATCCAAAAAAATATTGGTTTTGGCTTTCCTATTTTTTCATAGAATGCAGCCACAGATTTCTCCGCTTCTTTTCTATCAATGGTATGAGTGTCCCGGCCAATAGCAAGCCATTCTGAAAGGACTGATTTCATCCTTTGCTCTTGTGCTTTAGTCAACTTCTCTATTTTCTTTTTTGTCACAGCCGCCCCCTTTAGGTTAAAAAATTCATTAATTTCTGCATCAAACCCTTGCGGGCTTCCCGTAATTTCCGCCTCCTTACACACGCCGAATATTTAGAGCCGCTACGTTGCTTTGCAATATTTGCAGCGCAATGGTCTGCCAGCATTGCCAGTTTGACATCGCTACAGCTTTCAGGGCGTTGTGGTGTGTAGGTGGGTTGCATGGCGTTAACCAAACGGTATTTCTGAATCTAACGGCATGCCAGCACTTTTGCTTACATGCTGGTTCGGAAGCGGCGGCTTGGAATCAGTCTGCCAAGGTTGCTCACCTTTAGCCCACGCTACATAAAAGCGTTCTGTAGAACTTCCTGGGCGCGGAGAAATATAGGTTTCAACCTTGTTGATGTGATAAGACTCGCCCTTACTGTTTGTATGAACAGCTACTTTTACTTTTACCAAAGCATCCTTGCCGTTTAGATCATAAGGAGAGTTGATTTTGTAGAAGCGTGCATTCTCAGGAAGAAATGCTCTGTCAGAAAACTCTACTACGTGCTTGCATTTTCCAAGCCCCCACTCTTTGCCATTACCGCTAGTCATAATATTGTCAAAGAATTTACTGCCTGCGTACTGCGCATCCTTTGCTTCTAGCTCCACATCGTGCATGGTATTCTGGCCGCTGCTTTCTTTCTCAGTGCCAACTTTTAATTTACAGACAACCATCGTTCCATCTGGAATTAATTTGCCGCCCACTTTTAAATCTTCTGCTGTTGATAAATCGTACATAGTTACTTTCTCCTTTGGTTAATAAATTATTTCGTCGTTTAGTATTTCCGTCCAATTAGGCCGCGCATTGTAACGTGGTGATGTCCTAATTTTTTCCATTAGCTTTACAAGGTTTGGCTCTTCAATAAGATTAAGAGTCCCGCTTCTGTCCTTTGCTGGGTAGCCCCAATTGTTTAGTAGGTGGCAAATAAATGCCGCTTGCGGGACAACTTTGCCGTCGCGGTTTACATCTATTTTAGTTAGCGTGATAACTTCATCAAAGATGCCTGGCATTTCGGCGGTTGCTTTAGAGCCTTCAATCTGCGGCTCCCATATAACTTTCCCGCCGTCTAATTCCTTGCGATCTAATCCACCGACGAACCAGACATTTTTACCCTGCGCTCGCTGGAACTGCTTAAACCAGGCAATCATTTCCTGCCCCATCAGGCCATATGCTTTACGCATATCAAGCTTGCCCTGTTGCGTAGTGCATTCTGCCTGCGCTTTTGACCACGCTAAACACAAGCGGCTTGATTCGGTAATAGAATCCAAGAAATAGCTGATATATTTATCAACCTCTAAATCCGGCCATGTCTTTTCAGCATGCAATACACATTTATCATAGTATTCCTTGCTGTAAGGCTCGCCAGGTGCGCTGGAGGGGTTGGCCCCACCTATGAGGCTGGCAAAGATTCTTGCCTCCTGCCAGGTGCGTATAGGGTGTTTACGGCCCTTCCAATCTTTGACTGCAAGCATTCCGGCTTCCATATCGAAAGCGAGAGTAGAATCTTCCGGCATATCGTTTAAAAGCGAAGTCTTGCCTATGCCGTGACCGCCCAATATTACGCCCTTAATTCCTAGATCCATTTGCTTCTCCTAAAATCTCATTCAACTTATCGCGGCAATCTTTCAGAACCTCACGCTCCCATACGCCGAGATTATTCGGCGGCAGGTCTTTAATATTGCCGTATATTGAGCTTACTTCAGACGCTAAATCCCGCTGCATATCTAAACCTCCCATGGCCAGTAGCCGGTTACTTCCCACACCATGAGAATTCCCATGGTAATGACGAATGCTATCATTATGAGAATGGCAGCCAATGTATTTTTGGATTCATCTGTCATGCTGCCAACACTCCCCATGTAAATGCAGTTACAACGGACAGAATCCAGAAGGTGATGCGCCAGATTACATGCGCAAATTCATTCCAAAACCGCTCACGTTCTGCGCGCTCTAGTTCTTTGGTTAAAATCATACCCCCTCCTTCTGCTTGGCTGCTTCTGAGATAATTTTATCTAAGTCGAGGAGTGCCATTCTTAATCCGCACTCTTTGCCGCTCCGATAATCATAACCATCAACCGCACCAAGACCTGTTGCCTCATGCTCAAGTTTGTCGCGCATATTTTCCAGCGTTCCCACCAACGCAGCGTTTTGGGCGCGGAGAGATTCGTTACTAACAATCGTTTCCGTGTAAACTTCTTGTTTAGACTCTTTCATACAAAGAAGTTCTTTAGCTGCCTCTAATTTCTTTTCCGTCTCCTGCAAGACAAGCGCTCGATTATTGTCTAATTCGATTACCTCCTCCAACTCCGCACACACACGCTCGTAGTTGTTGCATGCTTCTTTGCAGGTTTTCTTAAATTCTTCTTGGTAGTGCGAAACGCGCTCTAAATAATCCCGTTTTGTTTCTGAATCCATGCAGTGATCGGCTTTATCTTTCAAGATGCCGGACACAACCCCATCATTGTATGCTTTGGTAATAAGGGTGTTCATATCTAGCGTATGCTTACTTTCCATGTGTGGCTCCTACCAGTTGCCTAATGCAGTTGAAGCTTCGCCAAATGTGCAAGGGCCACACATGCCTGTCATTGGCACAATTGGAGATTGGCCACACACATCGCATTTACCAGACCAATCAGGCTTGGTGCCTTTTTCTACCTTCGCCGCCTCGTATTTCTCTTTGCGCTCCTGATAATTTTTCTCGCACTCAGAAACCTTCTCTTTGGTAACTGCCGTTTTCCAAGGCTTATTATTATTAAAGGCTTCCCACACTTCTTGAGCCAGAGTGCGGTTGAATTTTAATCCCTTCTTTCCATGATAAATTACGCAAATGCCGTCAGAAGTTACAAAGCGGGCTACTTCGTAATTATTGGTGGTTGGAATAGATTTAGCACCGCACTTCTTAAGGAATTGCTGGAATTTCTTAGTAGGAAACATCACATTTCCTCCTGCTTCGGGGTGGTGGGGGTGGCAGCAAGAAAGCCAGCCATGAATGCGCCCCATAAGGAGCCTTCAAGATGCTGCTCGTGTGCTGCCCACTTTTTTGTGTTGGCGTATTCTTCGGATGCCTTCCATTTATCGTAGGCAATCTTTAATGGTGCATCGTCTTTTACTGGTGTCATTACTGGCATAAATTCTCCTATGGTAATCTTGGGTCAAACATTGCGAGGTGCATTCCACCCGCTGGACTTCCTACGGAACCGTGATTACATGAGCCGCACTGTGGGCATTTAAGTTCTTCTGGTGGCTTTTCGTTTTCTTTCCACTCCATCGTGAAATAAGCACCACAATCACGGCAATCAGTTTCAAGACTATTTGGATTGAGCGCATCCCAATCAGCTTGCGTTGTTGTTTTGTCAATGTGACCGCAACCTTTACCCTCTTGTAAATCTTGCGCGGCCTTCTCAATGGCTTCTTTTGTCCACGTCATAACCTACTCACCTCCCACGGCGCTAAGGGCGGCTTTTGCTTTGTCCATATTAAATGAACGGTGAAAGCCACCAGTTCTTGTAAAGTTGATAATCGGGGATTGATCGCCCACCAGATGTTCAATAAAGCCTAGTGCATCTTCCAGCCATAGGTACAAATCAGGAGCCGCCGCTATTAATCGGGCATCCGCAAAGTTTCCTTCCGTTAATTGTTCCGTTCGGTTATCGAATTGAATACGGGCTATAACGCAATCTGCGCCGCTTGAAGCTTCAATCTCAGGGCCAGTTTTATTTGTAATGAGAATGCTATCTATGCTTGGGCCATTCCATCCGAGTTTCTGCATTTCACTTGCGCGAAAATCTCTGATGTACCAAGGCCCCGGCGTAAACCCCGCTTCGCTATGTGGTGTCGGTTTGGTCATGGTTAGGCGCTCCTTTTTTCGTTGGGGTGATACTCAATAGCCAGAAGCGACTGTATTTTTTCTTCCAGCTCGTTAATTTTCTTGGTGGCATTAGCCCTAGTTTCTTCAATCTCATTTTTAATGGCATCAACCATCATCACTTTTAAATCTTTATCCTTTGGAATGCGTACCTTCACCATCATCTGAGAAAGCAAAATCCTATTGCTGTTGCTCATGTCTCTATCCCAAATGGAGATGCGGCCATCAGCTTCAAAGTGCGTATAGATTTTACGCTCTATAAACGGCGGCAAAGTATCGGGCTTATATGATTTTGCAGTTTCTTCGTAATTATCGTATGTCATATTACTAATCCTCAAATCTTTCGCTGGTTTTCTTGTTTGTTGTTTCACCTAAGACAAATTCCACATCAATTACATCGCCGTCATTCAGCTTATTAAAATGCTCGACAATATAATTGTGGGCGGTTTTCATGGTGCGGTCATTCCAGTCATAAGGATCGTAATGGCACTTGCCTCTTGACGCATCCAGATAGCCAAAGATTATGAGAGGCATGTCAGGTCCATATCCTGCGCGGCGTAGTAAATATCCTTGTTCCGAGTTATCCGCCGTAGTCTGCATAGCAAAACATGGAAGGAATGTTGCTCTATCGCGTATTTCAAGTAGTTTTATTTGCATATTAATAACTCCCGTCTCTACAGGTTGAACAAAGCGGATAATCGTTTTCAGTTTCGTTTCCATCTTCATCGGTTAAATAAAAGCATTCCGGCTCTGCATCAGAATCCACGATTGCTCCACAGTCTTGGCACAGGCAAAGGCTCATAGTTGTAACCCCGCTTTCTTTCTGCAATCGATACATGTCGCAACTGTCTCGGTACTCATGAACGATTTATCGGCTGGCACATCCATTTTTTCGCAAAGCGTCCAAACAAGAAAATCTTTAGGAGTTGCATCTGCCCCATCACACAAATGAATCAGTCCCGTTTTATCTTCGTAGAAATGATGTGGATGCGGTGTATAAGAAGGGCGCATATCACCTCCCCACATAGCGGAAATACTCCGCCCTAAGCATGGTGCGCTTAATCTCAGCGCCTTCTGCATGGACGATAGCCGCAACCCGGCGTGTGACAATTTGCCACGAGCTGGTAAATTTATTCCAAGCTTTGTAGCTGTAGATATTGTCAGTTCTGAATATTCTGGCGTTCTTTTCCATAAATCCCCCTAATGTGTTGCGTGTGAAATAGCCGCCAACTGGCAGCGGACAGAGAAGCCCTCACTCTCAAGCTCACGCTTGGCTGCCATGGCAAGGTAGGCGCGCGGGAAGCTTTGTATGATAACTTCCCGGCTTAGTCGGCTTTGGTATATGATGATGGTTTCCCGCATGACGACCCCCCTAAAAAACTTTCCAAGCTGCATCATCGATGATTTTCTCACCAATGAGCGGCCAGTATTTATGGAGGTATCTTTCGTGTGAGGATTTGCCGGTATCAGGGTAGGCATTCTCAAAATAGAGTTCACGACCCGAACCACTGAATTCCACAACCACAGGGATTTCTTTTTCTCCCCTGGTGTAGTGTGTGATAGTTGCTGTTTTCATATAAACCTCCGTTTTGTCCTCATGAAACATAATTTAGAAGATATAAAACATATAGTCAATAGCTATATTCATTAAAAATAAACTATTTTAATAAATCTAGGGTTTGTGCGGGTTTCCATGGCAAAAAAACTGCATTGACTTTGTCCTTTATACATTATAAACTAAAAAATATGACATCAATAGATAAAATTTGTGAAAAGTTTGGTGGTAAACCTACTGTAGCCGCAATTTTAGGGCTTACAAAGGGTGCGCCTTATCAGTGGAGGGGTTATATTCCCACTAAATATCATCTTAAGCTGATCGAAGAGGGCAGGCAGCGGCAAATTAATATAAGCCATGCCGAGCTATGCTCTAATGAGGAGCCGTAGTTTTCCATGCGCTCCCCCCCTCATTATATACGAAATTCCCCGCTTGGTAACTCCTACAGAGAGACTCCTTCGTTGGCGGGGAAGGACAGCCTGTGTGCGGGGAGCGCCGGGCTGTCCACCTACATCGGAGCCATGCTTTTATGAGCGCAACCATCATTCAAGTAGATTTCAAGGCTGCTAGAAATGCGCGTGAGGTTGTGGCGGAGAGTGAAGATGTCATTGTATGTAACTACTGCGGGGGCGCATTATTCATACTTCATGAGTGCGGCCATACATGCATAGGTTGCAAGACGTTTAGCGATATTTCTGGAGATATTCCGGCATGATGCAGTGCTCTCCCCCCCCCCCATATCTTTTAAAGCTGATGTTACGCCCCTCTATACCGATGTATTGCGGCAAGAAGCCTGTAATCCTAAAGCCAGAAGAAAGACTATCTATAGAGTGTGCTGATTTCTTGCGTGTCGAAACACTTGCAAACCGTATTAATGGCATATGGACGCATGTGCCCAATGAGGGTAAGCGCAATTGGCTTACGGCACTAATCCTCAAAGCAATGGGAATGTTATCAGGAGCATTGGATTTTTGGTTCATTCACCAGGGTGGGGGAGTCATTATAGAGCTTAAATTTGAAGACGGGAAAATCTCTCCGTTTCAAGGCTATTTTATGCAGTGGGCGGATGACCAAAAAATTCCCCGTGAGGTTGTGTATTCATTCGAGCAATTCAAAGGCGCTTTAGTTCGGCATGGCGTATGGCGTGGGGTATTGCAATGACAGGTCGCCCCCGCAATCCCGTCATGGACGGCACACACGATGCATTGATTGCTGAATTAAACGGGCGCGGCATGTCCGATGTTGATATTGCGGCGTACATTTCAGAGCATTTCCAGAAAGTTAGTTTTGCAACCATACATACGCGTAAGCGTGCGCTTGGTTTGGGTTATGCAGATTATAGGAGGGCGCTTGTGGCTAAAGATTCTTCTATAAAAATTATCAATCAGTATAAAACAGAGCAAGGCATTCCCGTCACGGTGTACGGCAAGGGTTATGCGCATGGCTATGGGATGGTGAGGGTATGAGTTTAAGGAATGGCGAAGGCAACAGAATTGCAACTGTATGTGGTGGGCTTCCTCGCTATCACCACGCCTTCGCCTCTTTTAACACTGCGGGGAAGTGCGAGGAAAATATGAGAAGAAAAAAAGTTAACAGTGAGTATTTATCATTGCTGCGCGATCCAAAATGGCAGAAAAAACGATTAGAAATAATGGAACGCGATGAATTTACATGCCAATCGTGCTTTGATAGTCAGTCAACTTTAAATGTTCATCATTGTTATTATGAAAAGGGAAATAAGCCCTGGGAATATCCAAATACTTCTCTAGTGACGTTATGCGAGTCATGTCACCAAGAGGAGACAGAAAGCCTATATGGGGCCAAACAATTCTTATTAAGAACATTATCTGAAAAAGGATGGCTTTCTCGTCATTTCACAGAGTTTTCTGATTGTTTATCTCGCTCAAATTTATCGGGTCACGACCCAGATGTTTCAGCAGTATCTTGGTTCCTAGAGCAACCAGATTGTATGCAGGTCATTCGTGACTCGTACTGTCAATATCTTGATAAATGGAGCAAGAATGAGGTCGCGTAATCTTAAGCCGGGGTTTTTCACTAACGCCGACCTGTTGGAATGCGATCCATTGGCACGTATTCTTTTTTCTGGTTTGTGGTGTGTGGCGGATAGAGAGGGTCGTTTGGAAGATAGACCCAAGCAGATAAAAATCCAATTACTTCCCTGTGACAACTGCGATGTTGATGTTTTGTTGCAACAGTTGGCATCCAAGAATCTCATTGTCAGGTACGAGGTGGGGGGTGTCAGATACATACAAATCACAAGTTTCCTAAAACACCAGAAGCCGCACATGAAAGAAAGTGCCAGCACCATTCCAGAACCAACCAAGGAAGGTATTGAAACTAAAGAGGAAATACCCAAGCACCAACCTAGGCAGGTGCAAGCACCTATCCAGGCAATTGCCGACCCGGCCTCTTCCTTGAATCCCTCTTCCTTGAATCCCTCTTGCATATACCCCGTCAGTCCCCCTCCGGGTGACGCTGAGGTGCTGAAGGCTGACAAGAGCTTTTTTGAAGAGCTTTGGGTGATTTACCCATGCCGGGTGAGTAACGGTAGGTCGGTGAAGGGAGGGAAGGAAGAGGCTTGGCAGGAATACCGCAAGGCTATCGAGAGTGGCGAGGTTACCCACGAAAAGCTTATGGCGGAGGTTCAGAGGTATCGAGACTCGCCTGATGTACTTGGTGGTAAGGCCATGGATTGCCGCCGCTGGCTACGGAACAGACGATGGAACGACGAACTTGGAGAGGTGAAGGGTGCAAACGGAATTAACGGAACAAAGAAATCAAAAATCGATCACATTGCACAGGGAATCGCAGATGCCCGCGCTCAGCGAGAGCGTGCCGCATCAAGAGAAGTTGGATGAGCTTATCGGGGCTTCGCTGGCGCTTCAGAAGCTCTACGGACGGGATGTTGAAAGCTCTGGTGGGGTTATCAACCTTTTCCAGAGGGCATTTGCCAGATACCCTGCTGAAAAGGTTGTTCGTGCTTTGGAAATCTGGCTTGAGCGAAAGCAAGAATTTCCCACTCCTGCCGACATTATCGGGCTTATCAAGCGTAATGGGAAAGAGCCGGTTGCGAAAGAAATTTACATCGATATCAGCAAGAAAGATCCCGAATACCGCACCGATGAGGAATGGGTGTTGATGAAGCGATATCGTGTCGAGCAGCAAGACGAGCTATATGGATGCAATGACGAACACAAAGAGGTTGCCACGCTTGAAGAGAATCTAAGGCTACGTGCCAAAGTGCAAGACCTTGAGCACGAAGTCGGCAAGCTCTGGAAACTTCTGCAAGAAGAGCGCGAGAAATCAAGGATATTGGCGGCTGATGTGATTGCTAAAGTTGAGCGTGGTGAAAGTTTATTAACGCCAAAACAACACGAAGATGTGCATGCAAAAACTATAGCTTTGATGAAAGAAAACGGCTCCACGGAAGAGGATATCCAAGCTTACACCGCCTTTGAAGCAAACAAGCAAAACTCCAATCACCATAGGGAAAGCACATGATAACAGACGATGAAAATAAACCAGCAGCATTTCAAGCAACATACGCAAACTTCAAAAACGTTCAAAGCCGAAAGGTACTCCAGATAATTCTTGAAGTGCCGATTGAAAATGCACATCAGGTTTTTAGTGTGCTTGGTATGCCGAATAGCCACGAAAGCGCGTGGGTTGCGGTAGCAAGGTTAGAAAATGATATTGCATTGCCTATTGCAAAAGAGTAACATACACTGACACGGCTAGGCTGGCCAGCCGAACCCCCCACCCGCATGGGATGCCGTGTTTTACATTGCGGGAATGCACTTAAGCGGGAGTGTCTAACGAATGGAGACACCATGCCTGCCGAAAAATCAGAATTATTCGCACAGGCCCAGGAATTAGGGCTTAATCCAAAAGAAGGAACCCCAGCGCATATTCTTCAGCGCATGATTAACAAGGCAAATAACGCCACTCCTGAATCTATTCCAGAAACTGAAGCATCCGATGATGATGCAAAGACAGTCTCAATCATTGTGGGCGACACTCTCAAAAAAGAAATAAACCTTGCCGAAGAAACAAATGTCGCATTTGCACCCAAAACAGTGTTCGACGCAGCCATTGAGGATGACATCCGCAAACGCGTCGCCGCACAAATGCGCGAAGATGAAATTCGCAAAGAGCTACAAGCTGAAGCAGCTATCGCCCGTAAGAAGCAAAAAGAACTCAAGAAATACGACATCCCATATGACCTCATGGAAATGAAGAAGCAAGCCGAGGCAATCCTCGGAAGTCGCGGAAAGATTATCCTGCGTCCCGACCAAGGCACTGCAATCATTCAGGTTGGTGGATATGCGGAAACAATCAACCTCACATCCGAAAAGCGCATCATCCTTCGTCAATGCCAGCATGCACTCACTCTGCGCTCTGTCAAAACCAAGATTAACGATCTCGGCCAGTTGCAAGAGACGTTGGATATTAGTGAGATGCGGGTTTAGTCCATGCGAGATAGTGACTACATCTGGATGGATGATAGAGCGGAGGGCGTACATTCGGTGACAATCCATGAGTCACGCAAACCGCGCCCATGCGTTGTCTATGACTCTGAGGGCAATCCGTACTCTAAGCCAAGAATCCCAATGGGGTTCGACCTTTCTATACAAGCAAAGAGTAGCAAAAATGGCGAGAGGCTCTAGACCTGGGGAGCATAGGGGTGGGAGAAAGAGGGGAACCCCCAATAAGGACAAGCAAGAGGTTATTGCCAAAGCTCAAGAGATTGGCGTGATGCCTCTGGATTACATGCTCATGGCTACCAAGCGGTTATGGGAAGTGGGCGACATTACAGCGGCAGGTGATATGGCAAGCAAGGCAGCCCCATACATCCACCGCAAGATGCCACAGGCTATTGAACAGAAAGACACTACACACGAATCATGGGAGCAGTTACTTGACCGGGTTGAACGAGAAAAAGCTGGGCTTGGCAAGTCAACTGGTAAGTGACTTTCCCTATTATGCCAGCACATGCCTGAAGATTCGCACCAAGAGCGGCGGTATTGAACCGTTTACCCTAAATGCAGCGCAGCGCCACCTTAACGCTATAGCAGAGAAGCAGCTTGCTACACGCGGCTATGTTCGTATCGTTGGGCTTAAAGGCAGGCAACAAGGCTTTTCTTCTTTCGTACAAGGCCGCATCTTCTGGAAAACCACCACAGCCAAGGGTAAACGCGCATTCATTCTCACGCATGATGGTGAGGCTACCAAATCCCTGTTCGAGATGGCAGAGCGTTATTACACCAATTGCCCGCAGCAATTACGCCCGGCATTAGGCGCAAGCAACACGAAAGAGATGGAGTTTCCCAATCTCGATAGCGGCTATCGTATCGGCACGGCTGGCAACAAGGAAACGGGGCGCTCGCAAACATTGCAATACCTACATGGTTCGGAGGTTGCTTTCTGGCAGAATGCAGAACGGCTTACGCGTGGGCTGCAACAGGCGGTGCCGTCGGGGTCAGATGCAGTGGGCACAGAGATATGGTACGAATCTACCAGTGACGGGCCGAACAATCACTTTCATTCGGAGTGGCTAAAAGCTGTCAATAAAGAATCAGACTTCGAGGCCGTGTTCATCCCGTGGTTCTGGCAGGATGAGTATGTTGATGAGTGGAACTCATTATGGATTCGTGATGCAGAGGAAGAGCGCCTGTCTGTGCAATACGGGCTATCCGATGAACAACTGGCGTGGCGCAGAAAGAAGATACGCGAGTTGGGCGTTACCGATCCATCTACTGGCCTAGTGTCCATTGCTCTTGGCACGGATGCATTTAAGCGTGAATACCCTCACTCTCCAGAAGAGGCATTCGCCATGCCGTCCGGTGCGGAGTTCAAAGCTGATGATGTGCGCTATTACGATAAACAACTAACCGGCACAGGGATGAACATATTCATCCTCGTTGACCCGGCGGGCAAAGCAACGGAGGCGGAGCGACAGGCTAAATCCGACTTTACCGCTATCGTGGTGATTGGGCTTGCATCCGATAAGAACTACTACGTTCTCGATATTGTACGCGATAGGCTCAATCCAACTGCGCGTGTGGACAAAGTGATGGAAGTACACCGCAAATGGGCTGGATCATCGGGCAAGTCACCGACTGTTGGCTACGAATCCTATGGCATACAATCTGATGTGCATTACTTGCAAAAGTCCATGGATGAGCAGACCTATCGCTTCCGCGTGGTAGAGCTTGGCGGCATTCGTTCCAAGCCTGAACGCATCCGCCGCATGATACCGGTGCTTGAGAATAACCTGCTCTATCTGCCAAAGGTACTGAACTACAAGACCAGCGCGGGCGTGAACATGGACTTAGTGCATGACTTCCTGAACAACGAGCTATTGGTATATCCGCACCCTAAGCATGATGATGTGTTGGATGCGACGAGTCGTATTATGGATGAGGATTTGAAGGCCAACTTCCCTGCGGTTGGAATGGTATCAACACAATCGAAAGCCCCTAGCGGGTGGGAAAGTTTATGAAATCAAATGAAGCAATAGTCCAGCAGTTTTACGACAAGCAAGGACACTACAACATCTCAAAGAGCGGTCTTCGCAAGCAGAAGGACGAGGACAAGATCAATCGCGGGTATTATTCAGGCGACAAAGACTATCTGGAAATTAATATCAGCTTAGACCAGCGTATCTTTGCTACATCGCAAAACCGCATTCGTCCGTATGTGGACAGCATCGTGGGTTTCATGGCGCAGAACCGCCGCAAGCCTGAGTATTCCGCGCGCATGACGGATAGTGTGCAGCAACAAAAGCGCAGTGAGTACATGAATGCGCTCTCCGATTATGTGCGCGGAGACTGCAATGCAGACCAGCACGAAACTATGCAGGATATTGAGCTTGTGACATGTGGTGTGGGTGCTATTGCAACCGACCTTATCTATGAGCCTGCCACCAATCCGAACGGTGACATCGTAAAGCAGGAATGCACTGATGACACATGGTGGGACCCGGAAGCCAAGCAAACAAACCTGCTGGATTCACGCTGGGTATTCGTTGAACGCAAGTATGACCCGGAAACTGCCGTGCAGCTATTCGGCGGCAAGGAAGAGGATTACACTGATACCGAGATTGAGAATCGCACCCCATACAAATACTGGCCGCAGGGCGGCATCTATACCGCCCGTGCATTCGATTGGGATATTACCGACCGCAGCATGGTGAAGGTGTATTTCTATGAGTGGTACGATATTGAGAAATATTACCGCATTGAGAATCCCATCTTTGAGGAAAAGAATCAGGCCATTGCTGGCTATCTGCTCATGGCGTTCGATACGCTGAAGAAGAAACAAACTGAGATGATTGATGATGAGGATGGGCTTGAGGATATATTCTCATTCGACCCACGCGCTGAAATCCTCACGATGAACAAGACCACGTATGATAGCGTGGCTGCATTACTCGATTCCCTTGGGGTTGAATACTCAATGGATGAAGGTAAGCGCAAGGTATTCTACCGCGCCATTATCTCCGGCGATAAGGTGTTTAAGAAGTGGAAGTCTATTAATCAAACTGGTTTCAGCATTAAGTTTAAAACAGGCTCGCGCGATAAGAACCGCAATCTCTGGTTCGGTATTGTAACGCCACTCCGTGAACCGCAGCGTTATTACAACAAGGCTATCAGCGAGTTTATCAAGATTGTATCCTCTACTGCCCGTCCAGGTGTGTTGTATAACCTGGATGCCGTGCCAAACGTGGCGGAGTTCGAGAAAGCCTATGCCCTGAATTCTACAGCTATTGGCGTGAATGATATTGCGGGCATTCGCAATAAACAGGAGCCATACCTGCCAACCGGACTAGAGACGCTCATCACTGAGTTTGCCAATAGCTTCAGTAAGGTAAGCAACATCAATCCCGAGTTCCTTGGCATGAGTGATGCAAAGGATGTGTCGGGCGTTCTGGAAGCCACGCGCATTAAGCAGGTGATGGCAAACCTTGCGCTGAACTTCGATGCTATCACGCTGTATCAGAAAGAAGATGCGAAATATATGGAGAGTCTCTTCCGCGTACTGGCACGCAACAGCCGCTCGGCACTAATTCCTGTGCTTGGTGAGAGGGGTGTTGTGGAGTATGCAGAGTTGTCCGAAAACCAGTTTGCGCCTGAGTATGATGTGGATATTGGGGAAGCACCGACTACGCCAGCGCAGAAAGAGCAGACGCAAGCCACGATGATGGGCTTTGCGGATAAGATTGCGCTGGTAACAGCGTCAACCATGCCGGAGAAGGCGCTGGACGCATACCGACTGGCCGCTGAGTACCTGCCAGTGAAGAATGGCGACCGGGTGAAATGGATTGAGATGCTCACGCTTCCACAGCCTGACCCACAACAGCAGGCCGAGAAGAAGGCTATCGATATGAAAATGCTGCAACTGGACATTGGCATGAAAGAAGCAACGATTGCAGAGCGTCAAGCCATGGTGAAGGAGCGCGGAGCGGCCACGCTTAATAAAACCGCTGGCGTGGATAAGCTGGTATCGGAAGCTAATAAAACAGATGCGGAGGCACGCCAGAAAGAAATGGAGAACCTGTATCTATCTACTCACCCCATTAAAGATCTAAACATCACTATATAGGAGAGTCCATGACTGATGTAGTTGCAATGCTTGAGAAGGAAGTCGAGGAATTAAAGGCGAAGGAGGCTGAAGCCAAGGTGCCAGAAGAAAAGCCCGCTGACGCACCCGAGCTGAATGCCGAGCCAGCGCCTGAACCGGACGCACCAGAGCCTGATGTGGAAGAACCAGCAGAAGCACCACCGCCTGAAGGAGAGCGTGCGCCAGAAGAAACCCCACAGAACCTTGCTGCACGCAACCGCGTTGCCAACAAGAAGAAATGGGAACAGGCGCAATCTGATTTAGAGCGCGAACGATCAGAGAAGCATGAATTACAGCTTCGGCTTGCCAAACTAGAGGCATTGCAGGAGGCCAATAAAAAGCCGGAACCCGCACCCGTTATCGACCATGAGCCGGAATACGATCCATTCGACCCGAAGCCGTGGATGGAGTGGAACAGCAGGCAACACCAGAAGCAATTGGACGCCGTGAAGGGTGAGTTTACCAGCTTTAAGCAGACAGTAGCTCAGACGCAGGCAGAAGCAGCATGGGAACGCATGAATAATGACTGGCAAAACAGCGATGAGGTGTATGCCAATAGCTATAAGTTTGCACAAACAAAGTTGAATGAACTATTGGAGCAGAAATATCCTACTGCTACGCCAGCGCAGCTTAAGCAACTGGCAAAGCAGGAAGAGGCGTTGTTTGTGGCGGATAAAGCCAACAAGGGAATCGACGTTCGCTCGGCCTTTAAGCTGCTTGCCCTCGAAAATGGCTTTAATCCTTACGAGAAATCTGCTAATAATGCACCCAAGCCAGTGGATAAGACGGTTCCTAATCTTGCTGCCGTGGCTGAAGGCAAGAAGAAGTCAGGCAGCTTTATTGGAACGCCTGGTACTGGTGGGATAGCCCAGAAAGGTGGGGCGCAAGAGATTGCGAAGGCCACGCTTGAAGAACTAATGAACTATAAAACAGAAGATTTCCGACGCGCTCAGAAAGAGGCGAAGGAATTAGGGGAAAGAGGAGTGAGACTATGAGAATCCTGCTAGTATTATCTATTCTACTTGCATCTACTGCATCGCAAGCATCTAACGTGCAATGCGTCTATGAGTGCATTGCTCAAACAAATCTTGGCATGGGATATTGCAAGAAGGTGTGTAATCCGTAAATAGTGTTGCACTCCCCTCAATAGTCTGTTATTATTAGCGCCATTAGGCAATATCTCGCGCTGCACCGCACAGCATTATTAAAGCGAGTAGAGATATTGTCGCGCTATCCAAAAAGTGTTTTACGCCACACTTAAAAGAAGCAGTGCCTTACGTTGGGCTTAAAACGACAGTGCCCCCACCCAAGCTTTATTGGGCAGACCGGATAGTTAGTTCACACAATTTGTCAACTAACAAAAACAGGTACTGTCATGTCAGCCTCCAACCCAATTACCGCCAACCAGATTACTATATACGAGAAGCAGGGATTTGCGGATTCCTACAAGTCTTCTCAATTCGGCCACGCACATAGCGTCGGCACTCTTGTTCAATCCGATTCTTTGAACGGCCAGGACAAGGGCAACCAGATCAGCATCTATAAAACCAAAATCCTGACCGGAATCGGTACGGGTTCTGATACATCGCTGATTGGCAACGAAGAAGCTATCGTTGATACCAACCAGACCATGGCAATTAATGAACTCTGCCATGCTGTGTTGAACCCAACCACGCTCAAGTCACAATACTGGTCTTCTAACATTCCTTTCGAGGAAACGGCAGCTAAATTGCTTCCGGGCTGGGTGATGAGCCGCCACGATGCTTCATTCTTCCAACAGGCAGCGGGTGCATACCCTACCTCAATCACGGTAGATACCACGGTTTATTCCGGCACCAACCGCGCATTTGTAACGGGCTTCAATACGGTAACGGCTCCGGCCTCTAACCGTACAGTTCGTGCAGGTGGTGTAGCTAACGACCAATCGATCACATCTTCGGACACGCTGACACTTTCGATGCTGAACGAAGCCGTCGAGATTGCTGATACCACGCAGCCTATCATCCAGACGCTTCCGGGCGGGTGGCTTGATTTCTATTGCAGCATGAAAGGCTATACGCAGCTTCTGGAAGATTCCAGCAGCCCGAACCAGCTTTATCAGATTGAAATTGCCGAGACACAAAGCGGGAAAGAAAGCCCATTTAAGAGCGGTGGTTACTCTACTGAGTATAAGAAGCCAATCGCTATTTACCGTAACATTCGTATTTTTATCGGTCATCGTATCGCTAAAGGTGTGTCGAGTGCGGATGATAGTGTAATCAACACCGTTGAGCGCCCGGTTCTGTGTGGTGCTGATGCGGTCTATTACGGCTCGCACTATGGCAACATCAAACAGGGTAATGTTCCCTTCAAGATGTCTGCCGAGTTGCAGGACTATGGCCGCTACAAGGGCATGAGTATCACCTCTCTGGATGGCATGGTGAAGAACCTGTTTAATCCGGGTTCGGGTGTTACCGATGCCGCAATCATCACTCTTCCACATTACGCAGCATAAGGAGAATCTATCATGGTTTTACCAACAGTTTTTGCAGACGGCCTTCAAGGCAACGCAAATGATTTTGCTAACGCACCCGGTCTTCGTACCGGAGCAATTAGTGGTCAAATTGCGGTTGCTACGTTAGTTGATGATACAGCACAGAACACCATTGTTGGGCTGGTTCCGTTCAATGCGGGTGCAGTCTTTCATTATGGTTCGGCTGTATCTACCACAGACGTAACGGCAGGTTCTACTACCACCCTGGATGTAGGCGTGGCCTACGCTGATACAGTGGAGGGCGCTGATGCGCTTGACCTGTTCGTTGACGGCAGCACTGTGCCACAAACTGGTGGCGTTGCATCCTTCAATGACCTTGATGGTATGTCTTACGTCACTACTGGCAAAGGGTATTTGGTGGGAGTAATTACTGCCGCCGCTACGGATATTGCCGGTACGATGAAAGCTAACGTTCTTGTTTCCTACAATGGCGAATAACCGGAACGCCGCTGGTTATTAATCATATGGCAACATTTGGGCAGCTTCGGACGCGTATCAAACAGAAGATAGCGCAGGACTATCTTAATGAGGACACGTCCGAGGCTCCCGTCTCTCGTATCGGACAAGCGATTAATGACGCGATAGAATACTATCAGCGCTATCAATTCTGGTTCAATACGGATTACGATGTTAGCGGAGTAATGACGGTTAATGACGCATTGCTCACGATGCCATCGAATTACCTGTACGCGATAGAAATATCCCTGACCTATGGGAACATCACCTACATTCTGGGTAAAGTTTCTAACGAGGTTTACGACTATCAGAACGCGCAGGCAACGGGACGCCCAGAGATTTACACGCAGCGCGGCACTTCCACCTACGTTTATTTCATCCCTGACATGGCCTATCCCTATCAGGTGACGTATGTGAAGGGTTACGCGGCGCTGGTTGATGATGCAGACTTCAATGATTTCACGGTTGAGGCTGCTGCCCTGATCGAAGCCCACGCGCTCGCGGAACTTTATCTGGATGCGCGGCATAGCCAGGGGCCGGATAGTTTGCATGAGGCATATAATCGCAAAGAGCAGCAAGAATTACGAAACCTGCAAATACAAAACAACATGCGTAGTGCCACAGGCCAGTTGATGACCTCATCGCTCCTCATGAATAATTACAACGAACAGAATCTTAACTGGAACAACTAAAGGAGATTATTATGAGCGGTTCTTTACAAGGCGATATTGGTAGATTAGAAGCGGCCGCATCGGCCTCTACTACTGGTCGGATTCCAATCTTTCAGAGTGGTGAGCTTAAAACCGTTACTCCCGACCAGATTGCATCCGGCGCTAGTGCGGTTGACGGTCCGGCATCTGCAACCGATAACGCCATTGCAAGGTTTGACGGAACAACTGGAAAGCTCATCCAGAATAGCGCCGCCACGATTGCAGATACTACGGGTGCATTGGCAATTGGCCCCATTACCCAAACGGGCGCGGGCGCGAACGTATTTAATAGCACGTCCCTTGACGCTGATTTCACGGTTAAGAAACTTACTTCTGGTAACGCCATAGCTTACGATGCCGGGGCTGCCTCTCTTGCCCTTGATTCAACTACAGTTGGCATTACCGGCGCAACTACCGTAACTGGCGCCACTGTAGTAACGGGGGCGCTTACTCAAGCTACGGGTGCGATTATTCTTAATAACGGCGCTACGGATAACGACTTTACCGCTAAGAAACTTACTTCGGGTAACTGGCTTGCATATGACGCGGGAACTGATGCACTGCTTGCCAATGCAGCAACGGTAGGCGTTACGGGTGCAACAACCGTTACAGGGGCGCTGACTGCCACTGGAAATATTGCCACCAATACGGCTGGTTCCGGACTTCAGATTAAAGAAGGTTCGAATGCCCGTATGGGAACCTCTACGCTTTCTGGTGGCACGATTGCAGTTGCGAATACTTCGGTTGCGACCGGTGATCGTATCTTCATCCAGCGCGTTTCTGGAACCAGTGCTGAATTTGGCCATTTAAGCTACACCATCAGCAACGGAGTTAGTTTTACTATCAACTCTACGGACGCACAGGATGATTCGGTGGTGAACTGGCTGATTGTGAAGCCAACGGCATAAGTGGATAACCTAATGTCCGAATGGCCATATAAAGAGATCGTTGCGTTCCGGGAGAAAGAGAAATCAAAGCGGTTTCTTTTCAAGCCGGATGATGACCGTCTCTTTATAGAGCAAGATGGCGAGGTGAAGCCTTACGGTTTCATCCGCTATTTTGTTCCACCATATATTTTGCCTGAGAACCAGCTAGCTACCTACGCCGCCCGTGTTGTAACCCGTTTTGCAAAGAAGTGGATTGAGGACAATGGCAACGCCGTCAACGCCTAATGGTATATTCTCCAATCCCGAAGTGGCAAGCCCGGTCGATGAAGATTTATGGGGTGGGATTCTTAATAGCAATTTCAATATTGCTGATACGCAAACCACCACTCGCGCTTATGATTTGAACTTCGCCGATTATACGTTATCGCGCCCGAAGCTGAAGGATTATGGTGAGATTAAAACTGCACCCTCTAGTGCCGCAAACGTACTCACGCTGGATATTACCAACGGAAATCACTTCACCGTCACGCTAACTGAGAACGTCACCACCCTCACCATCAGCAATCCAACTGCCACAGGGACGTTATGTGCAGTGGAGCTATGGGTTAAGCAGGATGGAACAGGAAGCTGGACGTTTGCTTGGCCCGCTGCTGTTAAATGGGCTGGCGGTACTACTCCAACGGTAACAGCAACTGCGTCCCGCACGGATATATTTGTGTTGCAAACCATCGATGGCGGCACGACATGGGCAGGTTCGATAGTAGGCCAGAACTTCACGGGGTTGTAATATGACCGCTGGAATCTTCGGAGCAGCATCGAGCGGAGGCATTGCGCTAAATTTTGCACGCACTGTTTATAGCGGAAACTCATCTACCAAGAGTGTAACCACCGGCTTGCAAAGCGGTCTGATATGGATTAAGGGCGCAGACGGAAACAAGAGCCATCAGATTTTTGACTCAGTGCGTGGAATCAACAAGAACCTGATTGTTAACAGCACCGCATCAGAGGGAAGCATTTCTGGCGTTACCAGCTTTGATGCAACCGGCTTTACGCTGGGAAGCAGTTCAGGATGCAATGACTCCGGCGTTAGTTTTAATTCCTTCGCATGGAAGGAAACCCCAACATATATGGATATTGTTACCTATACGGGTAACGGCAGTAACCGGACAATATCACATAATCTGGCCGCAACTCCGGCGATGATTATCGTTAAAAGTATCAGTCTTGAACCCTCAAGTTGGGCCGTTTATCACTCATCGAACACTGCCAATCCGGAAACAGAATATCTGTTTTTAAACAATACCTCTGGTACATCGGATGACAATACTTACTGGAATGACACGCAACCTACGTCATCGGTGTTTTCGGTTGGAACGAATGATAACGTCAATAAAAACAGCGAAACCTATGTAGCATATGTTTTCGCAGCCTCTTCTGGTAATGCATCTTTCGGTGGATATACCGGAAATGGTACGTCGCAAACAATCACGCTTGGTTATCAGGCTACGTTGGCAATCATCCTAAATACTACCGGCGGCGAAGACCGCATGATGATGCAAAGCAACGGCAAATATTTCCGTGCCAATACCGCAGATAATGAAACCAGCCTAGGTTTGATAGGTTCATTGTCCGCTACGGGAATCAGTTTAACTAATTCAACTGCGATGACCAATGCCAGTGCTAATACTTACATTTATGCGGCATGGAGATAACTCATGGCAGGTAAACCAGAGTTTGAATTTTCACCCATTGCGATATTACCCGGGGTCAAAGGGCCACCTGACACTACGGAACTTGCTAGCCCCCATTGGGTCTATGCTGAAAAGGTGCGATCTGATGGCGATACACTCCGTAAGCTTGGCGGGTGGCAGAGCTACGTATTCACCAACGGCGCAACGATTTCAGGCGTTCCGCGTGCAGGCTACAACATCCAGATGGGCAACAACCTGTGGACGCTTATAGGTACGCATACGCGCCTTTATTCTTTAGTTGGCTCACTTCTCACCAATATCACGCCTGTTACCACCTCCTCCACTGCTGCTGCCAATAGCTTGGCAACTACCTATGTTACGCTTGCGAATAATCCGGCAACAACGGTTAATACCAGCGCGACTGTGACGATAGCGAATACCGCGACTAAGGTTAGGGCGGGCGATGTGATTACACTTTCCGGCTTCCCCGGCGCATTAAACGGTATTCCTGATACAGAATTGAATGCCAGCCATATCGTGCGAACGCAAACCACAAATGCGTTTACCATACGGGTTTCTACGGCGGCAACGAGTAGCGGATCAGGTGGTGGTGCGTCAGTAGTTCTTGCGACCCCTATTATTACGCTTACCAAGGCCGCGCATGGGCTTGGTGAGGGAGATAGGGTGTTTGTGGATGGCGCTGCTAATACGGGCGGCATTCTAGCCGCTGCTATCAATATTGAGCACATTATAAGAAATGTTCAGACCAATACCTTCGATTTTGTAACAGCAACCATTGCTACATCGAGTGTAACCGCTGCGGGTGGCGCATCCACAGTATATTATCCCCCAATTGCCGCAGGTGAGGCTGACGCCTCTAGTGGCGTTGGTTATGGCATGGGGCAGTATGGGGTAGGGGAGTATGGAACTGCCAAGACTAGCAGTTCCTTGATATTTCAACCACGCGTATGGCAGTTTGATAGGTTCGGCAATAATCCGCTGATGTCACCTGGGCAGCAAACGGGATTATACCAATGGCTGGGGGCGAATCTCGTTGCTCCTACCTTGGTGACGAATGCTCCTACCGCAATTAACGGGTTCTTTGTTTCAAATAATATCGTGGTGACATATGGATCAGGAAATGTTGGCAACAGGTTGAAGTGGAGCGACCAGGGCAATCAAACGATATGGACGGCAACCCCCCAGAATCAGGCAGGAGAGGACGACATTGAGGGCGCTAATGCGTTTATTGCTGATGCTACGGTACGCGGGGGGGTAAACCTGCTCTGGACGAATGCCCAACTTTATACCATGCGCTATATCGGAGCGCCGCTAATCTGGGATGTAAAACAAGTGGACGACGCAGAGGGTATTATTTCCCAGAATGCGGTTGCGGTACATGGCGGCGTTGCTATCTGGATGGGCAACCAGAACATCTTTGTTTATGCAGGTGGTGTTGTAAGTGTTGTACCCTCCAATTCCACTAAGCAATGCACGTTACTGCGCTATGTATTTGATGATCTAAATTATACGCAGAAGGCCAAGATATTTGCTTGGCATAACCGAAAATTCAATGAGATATGGATTCATTATCCGTCGGGCGAATCCATGGAAATTGACCGCATGATTCGAGTATCGCTCGATGAGTATGTGTGGTGGCCGGATGTTATGGATCGCACAATGGCGGTACAGAATTATCTGCAACAGTTCCCTATTCTGGCTAGCTCTAACGGCACGCTTTATCGTCATGAAGTGGGGGTGAATGATGATGGGCAGGCAATGCGGATGGTGCTCAGAAGTAAGTACTTCCAGCGGGGTAGCAGCCATACTCAGGTTGGCTCCATCATACCAGATAGCATCCAAACGGGAGATATAGAGCTAACCATACGCTCGAAACAGTGGCCGCAGGGAACGGCGGTGCAGGAAGTGGATCGCACTATTACACCAACTACGGAATATGCAGGCTTTTTGGTTGATGCCCGTAACTGGCAGTACGAGCTTGTGCATGAGGTGCTCGACGGCGATTGGGTAAGTGGCTCATGGATTGAGCCTATTAAACAAGGGGAGCCGCGATAATGCCAGATGATTTTCCAAAGAATGATGGCGTTTTATCTACTGAACAGCGCTTGAATCGCATCTGTGAAATATGGAACGATGAATTTGTTTCAGAATTTGAGAGTCTGAGGAAGGCTGCGTCCTATACCACCGGCGATGCTAAAACCACAGTATCAACCAGTGTGAGTTATCTTCCCGGAAGGGGTGATGTCACTATCGATGTAAATGCCACCGGTGGCGCACGCACGGTTACGTTTACGCCCACTCCGATTGATGGGCAGACGCATACTGTATGCAAGAACGATGCTAGCGGCAACGCCGTGACGGTCGATGGCGGTGATTATAATATTAACGGCGCTGCGACCGACGCTATTGGCACGCAATATCTTTGCAAAACATACCGCTTCATAGGGGGAGCTAACGAATGGCGAATCATATCGAGTTCATAGTTGAGAAATACCAGAAAGAAAAACATCGAGGCATCATTGATGGCTGGAGTTTGCAGCATAAATATGTTACAGTGCCGGAAGCATTCTTATCAACCAACGGCGTGATGATAAGAGATGGACAGGGTTATATAGCCGCCTGCTGGCTGTATAGCACCGACTCCTGCCTGTGTTTTCTGGAAAACTTTATTTCAGATTCGCAGGCTGAGAAGCAACGGCGCAATGCGGCAATCGACGTATTGATTGAATCTGCATGTGTAGTTGCGAGGGGTTTGGGGTTCACTCAAGTCCTTGCAATACCTCGCTTCCAAAAGCTCCGCAAGCGTGCGGCTGAAAATGGATTCGAGAATATTCAGCAAGGATTGTCGTTGGTTCGTAAGGAGTTGCACTGATGTCTTTCATTAAAGATACGATTCTTGGCAAGCAGGCTAAGAGCAGTTCAACCACACCTACCGGGTGGGAAACTCTGCCACAACAAGCGCAGGATGCGCTAACAAGCTTGTGGTCCCAGGGTCAAAATCTTTCCTCTAATATAGCGCCATATTCGCAGCCAGAGAATGCTGCATTAAGCAATCTATCGCGGCAATTCATGCCTAATTTTAACTTCGGGCAAAAGGCGGATGCCGCGTTTGGCGCAGTACAGCCACAAGTGAGCTATGCCAATAGCTTCCTTGATAGGGGTGGTCAGCAGATAGACCTCTCCAATATGTATCTTGGTAAAGGCACAAATCCTATTAGCTCAGGCGAATACGAAAACAGCCTGAATATGTTTATGAACCCGTTTACTGGCCAGGTGGTAGATTCGGCGGTTCGTGATATTCGGGATGAATCAGCGCGTCAGGGGAGTGATATTGCCTCGCTTGCTTCTACGGCAGGTGCATTCGGCGGTACACGCCAATCATTGCTGGAATCAGAGCTTGGCCGCAATACGCAGCGCACCGTTGGTGACGTATCAGGACAGCTTCGTTCACAGGGCTTTGAAAGCTCCGCACAGAAAGCATTGCAGGCCCTTACCGACGAGCGCAACCGCTATCTGCAAGCCGGAAATACCGCAGGCAGCACGGCTGGCGTGTACGGGAATCTTGCTGGAACCGCCAATCAGGGCGCAAGCGTATTAAATCAGCTTGGCACCGGATACTTACAGGGGCGCGAACTTATGGGCAATTTAAGCCGTCAAAGCAATCTGGATACACTCATGGCCGGTCAATTGCAGCGTGAAATGCCGCAGCAGGGCTTACAGCTATTGCAGCAGCTTTATGGCACCACGTTGTTGCCGTTGGTGGGTGGTGGGCAAACGCAAACAGAACGTGGTGGCACAACCGGATTGTTGCAGGGCGATGCTGGACAGGCTGGCTTGTTTGCTGCCGGAGCAAGTCTCTTTTCCGATGAAACGATGAAAGAAAATATCGAGAAGGTTGGTGAGAAAAACGGCCTCGGAATTTATGAGTTCAATTATAAGAATGATGACAGGCGCTATCGCGGCGTAATGGCGCAAGAAGTGCATGAGAAATTCCCTGAAGCGATAAGCCATCTAGCAGGAAAGATGCGCGTAAATTACGAAATGCTTGGCCTTAGAATGGAGGCTGCCTAATGGCTTCTTTTCTTGATTCACTGATGGGATTCGGCGGACGTGTTGCGGCTATTCCGCAAACTTTCTTTGAGGCCGGATATGCTGCAACTCCATCTGGCGCTCGCCAATTAGAAGAGCAAAAGCAGCGGCAAAAACTTATCGCCATGAATCAGATTCTGGCGCAATCAGGTGGTCAGTTATCGCAAGAGCAACTATCGGCGCTCGGATCGATGTCGCCAGAGTTTACGCAGGCTCGGCTGTCGGCACTAATTCCGAAGCCAATGAATGCCGCCAACCTTGAATTTAATCCGGTTACTGGCGAAGCATATACCACACAATACAATCCAAATGCCCAGCAGCTTGATATTAAGCCTTATGGCGGAGTGCAACCACAGCAACCCGGTGTATTGCCAGGAGGTTTGCCACAACAGGGCGCAGGTGGGCAGCCAGATCCAACGGCTGGAATGATGCCGAAAGCAAAGATGGAATATCAGCAGAAAACTGCACAGTTGATGGCGGAAAAAGAAGCGGCAAAACCAAAACTATTTAAATCCTACGCTTCTGCAACCGCACAGATGCAGAACATGCTGGATAATATTGCATCTGCTAAAGGCAAGGCCGCCACTGGAACAACAGGAACTATTGGCGCGATTCTTGGGTTGATGCCGGGAACAGACGCCTATGACCTTCGCAATGCAGATAACTTGGTGTTGACTGCTAATAACTTCGTAAATGGTCTGGCAGAAATGCGTGCCAATTCCCCAACGGGGGGAGCGGTAGGAAGCGTAACAGAGCGTGAGGGGGAAAAACTGCAATCCACCCTTGCGGCCATTAATCCGAACCTTAGCCAGACTGAATACAAGAAACAACTTAATAGCCTGCAAAGCCAGTTGGTTCAGTCTCATAAGAGAATTAGCGATGCGATTAAAATGGATTTTGGCGAAAACCTGAAGCTTCCCGAATTAAAAACGGAAGGTAAAGGCTCTGATTTTGAATCCAAATACAACGCCATGCCAAGCGGAACAGTATTTACCGCGCCCGATGGCACACGCCGGAGGAAGCCATAATGGGGTGGCAGGATGCACCAGTAGTGGGTGGTGGCCAGCAGGCGCAAGGTGGACAACCTGCGTGGATGGCTGCCCCTATTGTGGGTGATGAGGCTGAACCTTCTATACCGCAACAAGCTGGCCGTGGGTTGCTCCGTACCGCACGCTCTGCGGGCGCAGGCGCGGCGGGTATAGGCGATATTATAAACGCCCCCCTCGATGCGGTGCTTGGCATGGCAGGCTCTAACTTCCGCTTCGGTTCTCCATCACAAGCCATTCGACAAGGTTTTGATACTGCAACGCAAGGCACTCCATATAGCACGGCACCACAAAATGCTACCGAGCGCGTTGTAGATACTGCTAGCGAGTTTCTTTCTGGCGCTGCGCCATTCAAACTGGCGCAAATGGCAACGCAAGCCCCGCGTGCTGCATCTATATTATCGCAACTTGCTCCACAAACGGGCAAAGAGCTTGTCTCGCTGGCGGGCGCAGGCGGAGGTGCTGGCATTGCCAAAGAAGTCGCTCCAGACAGCACTATTGCGCCGCTGATAGGGGCGTTAGCAGGTGGTGCAGCAACACAAATAGCAATGAATGCACCTGCTGCCATTGAGCGTGGTGTCCGCAATATCGCACAAGGTATAACCGCCCGTAGTGGTGACGAACTGGCAACGCAGGCATTGCAGGGTAAACAGGGGGCAGGCTCTATACGCAATGAAATAACCAGAATGGGCGTGGTGATTAAGCCAAAAAAGGCTCGGGAGATTGTTTCCAATATAGATGATGCGTTGAAAGAGGTGGATTTAATCCCGGAATTAAGCCCTAAAACCTATGGCGTGGTGAAGCGCATTCGAGAGCAGGTGGATTCTGGCAATGGCATTAGTTTGAATTATCTTGACCAGTACCGCCGCACGCTTCGCAGTGCTTTTGGCGAAGATTCTGTTGCTGCGGGTGCGGTGCGCCGCGCTTTGGATAATGCGGTTAATAACGCACAAGAAGGCGATTTCGTTGGCAAAGGCGGGAAGGTCGCTGTTGAGCTTCTCAATCGCTTCCGTAAGGAATACTCGCAAGCATCTAAATTTGATGATGTGGCGGAAATCATTACAAAGTCGCAGAACGATCCGAATTATATCAAGCGCGAACTCACGAAATATATGAATAAGAAGGAAAATATACGCGGGTGGAGTAATGCGGAGAAAGAGGCTTTATCGCGCGCAGCGAACCTTGGAAATACTAATGGAATCTTGAAGATTTTAGGTAAGTTTGGCTTCGATACGGCTCGGATAGGCAGTGGAGTTGGCGGGATATTCGGCGGTGCTGGTGGCGCGGCCTATGGCGCTGCTGTTGGCGGCCCGGTTGGGGCTGGTATAGGCGGAGCCGTAGTTCCGGCAGTTGGTACGGCGGCAAAGCAAGTATATAAAACTGCTACTCGCGGGCAGGCTGAAAACTTGCTTCAAACCATTGAGGGCATAGCACCGAAACAAATCATTCCCGGTGTTGGCAATGTTCCGTTAGCAACCCGCGCAATGCAGGCTGCCGTTCCCGCTACTTCGGCTGCATCGCAAGCGCAGCCAACCGCACAAACCCCAGCCGTTACACTTCCCGACGCATCCTCTCCCTCTTCTATGGATGTAGCGCCACTGGAAGCAATGCCGCAGCCAGCCTCACAATTTCCGAGCATGGAGCAAAAACCCGCTGATGCTCCGATAAACCCGCAATCCTCCATCGAGTCCACCATCAACAGCGCAGCGCAGGCAACGGGCGTTGACCCCAACCTGCTTCATGCTATTGCCTACACGGAAAGCAGCCTAAACCCACAGGCGCAATCTAAAACAAGCTCCGCCGCTGGCTTATTCCAGATTACCAAGCCAACATTCCGCACGCTGGCAAAGAAATACGGTGAGCAATATGGAATCACCATGCGCGATGTGATGAATCCTGAAGCCAATGCCTTGATGGCGGCGCATCTCACTGCGGAGAATGCAGACGCGCTGGGTAAAGCCCTTGGACGCGAAGTAACGGCGGGAGAATCCTATATTGCTCACTTTATGGGTGCGCGTGGTGCTGCGATGCTTTTACAAGCTGATCCTAATAAACTGGCTCCTAAAACATTTCCGGTGCAAGCAAAGGCAAACCGTAACATCTTCTTTGATGGACGCAGACCACGCACCAATGGGGAGCTTGCGTACCTGCTGGCAAGCAAAGTTGAATCCAAACAACCAACACAAGGAGAAATCTAATGGTAGAAGTGAATATCGGCAAGGATAGGCTTAAATATCCCGCTGCCACAATTGAAACGGCCAGCACTACGTCACAGGAAATCAACCTGCGCGGAGGTACGCTCTGTGGGCTTATTACTCCGGGAACGTTCACCGGAACGGCCCTTACATTTACAGTTTCAAACACCACGGGCGGTACTTTTATTCCTCTCTATGACGGCGTGGCAGGCACTCAGGTTTCAGTAACGGTTACTACCAGCCGCGCATATGCGCTCCCCCCTGCCGTATTTGCGGGGTGGCAGTATATCAAGGTGGTGAGTAATGCCGCTGCGAACGGGGATGCGGGCCGCACTGTTCTTCTGGCGGTCAGAGGCATTGAATAATGTTCTTTTTCTTTGACAGTCTTAATGGCGGATTAGGGCCGTCCAGTGGTGAATATATCACCGAAAACGGCGCAGATAACTACGTCACTGAAGATGGTTTAAACGAATACATAACGGAGAATTGATATGGCAGGTGTAAAACTTAGTGCAATAGCGTCTGGCGGGGCGGTCAATGCAGCGACAGATGTTCTGGTGGCGGTCAGGAGCGGCACTACCGATGTTCTTGTCACTCCCAGCACAAATGCCGCGACAGTTACGGTTGCCGATGCCGGAGGGGATACTACGACCTCTGTGTTGCTGGCTGGTGGAGCAACAGGCACTCAGGCTGTTCTTAGTGACGCTGGCTTAACCTACAACGCTACGACAAACGCCTTAACTGCCTCAACATTTGTGGGTGCTCTTACGGGTAACGCCGACACGGCAACCACCGCTACAACGGCCAGCGCTGTTGCTGTCGGGGGTATTACAGGGCTAGGCTCAAACGTGGCTACATTCCTAGCAACGCCTACATCCGCTAATCTTGCATCCGCCGTTACCAACGAAACTGGCTCAGGTGCGTTAGTATTCGGCACTTCTCCTACGATAGACACCCCCTCTCTTACGGCTACGCTTACCGCAGGTGCAAGTCTTGCTAACGGCAATCTCTGCTATATGGCAACGGCTGACGGGAAAATGGAGTTAACGGATGCGGATGCTGCTGCCACCTCTGCTGGCTTGTTGGCAATGTGTACGGCAACAATTGCCGAGGATGCTACGGGCGTATTTATTTTAAGTGGGCTTTATACCACATCAGGGCTTACGCCAGGTGCTACTTATTATATATCTGGCACTCCTGGAGCAATTACGGCTACGGCACCGGTAGGTAGCGCAGATGTGGTGCGCGTTATAGGATATGCACTTTCCAGCACTCTGCTTTGGTTCAATCCGGATAACACTTACATTGAGCTTGCATAATGGCAAACGTAGCAAAAATTAATAATATCGCTATTGCCAGTATCTCAAAGCTGACCGGGCGAACACTTGTGTCTGGCGATAGTATTAATGGACAAGATATAGCTGCCACGACGGTTTTTAAGACTCTCGCATACTCAGGTACTGGTGCTGGCGGAAACGCGGTAACTGGCGCAGGATTCCAGCCAGACTTTGGCATTACTAAGAAGCGTAGTGCAGGCCAGCAGTTCAATTTACAAGATGCAACAAGGGGCACCGGCGTCGCCCTTGCATCTCCAACCGAAGCGGCGCAGGCTACGGGGCTTACTGATTACATCACATCTTTCGACGCAGACGGCATTACGCTTGGCGCAAACAGTGCAGTAAATCAGGCCGCATCGACATATCAGAGCTTCTTATGGAAGAAGTTGGCGGGATATTTTGATATTGTGACGTACACAGGCACTGGGATAGCCAAGACTGAAGCTCATGCGCTAGGTGTTGCGCCAACAGTCATGCTCGTTAAGTCTTTAAGTGCCATTGGAGAATGGAGTTTATACGACTTTAACTCAGACGCCACCGCCCCAGAAGATTACGCCACAACTTGGGGGGATGGAACTGGGGCCAATCTTATTAACGATACGGCGTATTGGAATGGAACTGCACCAACATCCAGCGTTTTCTCTGTGGGAACAATAGCCGCAACCAATGGATTGCTGACAACCTACATAGCGTATCTCTTTGCCGCCGTAGCCGGAAAAAGCGCGTTTGGCACCTATACTGGTAATGGCAATGCTAGTGGGCCAGTAGTCAGTCTAAGCTTTACGCCGACATTGGTCATTATTATTAAACGCATCGCATCTGGTGACAACGTAACCATGATTTACGGCAATACTGCTAGTGTTAATCTAGCAGATATTGGCGCTGAGTCTGCTACAAACTTTGCTGACTTAAACGCCTCCGATTTTACCATTAAATCTACTAGCGGCAGCGTGAATACCAATGCTGCGGTCTATATGTACATGGCTTGGGCATGACAGACGAAAGACGCATTAATTCTTTAGATGAGTTACTTGTTCGTATTGGAGCAGTAGAGAAGGGGCTATTGACTCTTGAAACTGAGAAATATCAACGACAACAAGAAGTCATAAACCACAGGTCAGAGACTCTTAGTATGCTCGAAAAAACAGAGAAACGCCTTGAGGCGATGATTAAAGAGGTGGTAGGCGGCATTAAAAATGATGTATTTATGCCACTTTTAATCGAGGTTAAATCTATTAAAGACGAACTTAGTAATCATCGTAAGCTTATTTGGATGGGGCTTGGTTTTGTGGGTGCATTTGCATTAATTCTTGAGGTTTACAGGGTTATTAAATAATGCGCGAGATTCTCCGAGAAATACTCATCCGTGAAGAAGGTATAAGACTCAAACCTTATAACGACACTAAGGGTTTGCTAACCATAGGCATTGGCCGGAATCTTGATGAGGTGGGGGTCAGCAAGGAAGAGGCGCTCATGCTCATGGAAAACGACATAGAGCGCTCAGAAGATGATGCTAAGGCATTATTCCCAACCTATGGCAAGATTTCTGCGAACCGGCAAGCAGTATTGGCGGCTATGGCATTTCAATTAGGGGGAGCGCGTTTGGCTGGATTTAAGAACATGCGTATCAGGATTGCTGTTGGAGACTACCGGGGCGCAGCCGATGAGATGTTAGATAGTAAGTGGGCAAAAGAAGATTCACCCGCTAGAGCGCATCGTATGGCTGAACTAATGAGGAAGGGATAAATATGATCTGGAACTTGGTTTTACCTATTGTTGATAAAATTGTAGATCTGATCCCCAATAAGAATAAGGCTAATGAGCTTAGAAATGAGCTTCAGGTTACGCTCCTTGATGCGATTGCTAAAAGCGATGCCGCACAGCTTGAAGTGAATAAAGTAGAGGCCGCCAGCCAAAGCCTGTTTGTTTCGGGTTGGCGGCCCGCTGCTGGCTGGCTGTGCGTTATCTGCCTTGCTTATCAAATGCTGATTGTTCCAGTGCTTTCTGCCATATTGATAACGCTTGGAATATATCCAGATTTTCCAACCCTTGACAAAACGCAGCTAGATACCCTGCTTTATGGCATGCTTGGGTTAGGCACGCTTCGTACTGTTGACAAGATTAAGGCTGTAAAATAGGAGTTCTTAATATGTCCATGATATTCAGCGTTAAAGATTACGGCGCTGTAGGTGATGGCTCAACCGACGATACCGCAGCTATTAACTCGGCTATTACTGACCTGAAAACCTCTAATATTGGCGGCAAGCTTTATGTGCCGGGAGGCCGATACAATGTTAGCGCATTGCTCCCTGCGTCTATGGCGGCGTCCCAATCCTTTGTTGTCTTTGGTGATGCTCCGGAATTATCTTCCATAGTTGCCACCACATCGGCGGGACTCTTTGATGTGTCATTTCCTAAATCAACATATGCTGGAAAAAGAGCATCTATAGGTGCGGAAGATATATCTTTCCAGACCGCTATAGGAAATTCAGGGCCAGCTTTTAAATGCACATCCTCTGATGGCTCTGATTCCGGGCCAGTGAAATATATTGAGAACGTTACATTTAGCGGAACGGGTGGTGGATTGGGAGGGTATTTCAATAAAGCCGTACAGATGATTGACTGCACATTCCCCTTAATAAGGGCATGCAAATTCCAGGGCTATAATTCTGGACTGAGTACCTTCTTTGGCACGGCGCTGGATATAAGTTCAGCGCTAGGGCAACCCGTAGATCATCTAATTAACAACTGTCATTTCCGAGATGTCGATATATCCCTTAATATTACTGGCTATGTAGAGGGGGTTTATGTTGATCAGTCTCCCATGGTGGGCTGTAACTACGGAATTGTCTGGAATAGCACTGGCAGCGGAAAGCGTCCCTTGCTAAAAGTCACTGGACAACACATCAACGCCAAGAAAGGCTGCATTAAAACTACCGATGTTTCGCAGCTTATCATCCATGAAAACTTGCTCTACGGCATGACGGATGGCACTACATATGACTGGATTGGAATTAGTGTGAATAATACGGTTATCGGTGCTGATAGAAATAGTATTATCGGCAATACGATCCAAGTGAATGGAACCAATACGCACGCCAGAAACGGTATGGTATGCCAGAATATGAGGAACTCCATTATCGCCCTGAATCAGATAGATAATGTAGATACGGGGATATGGCTACAAAATGGTACAAATACTAATAAAGTTTTAGATAATACCGTAACTAATTTTGCAGCATTTTCCGTATATAATCAGGGTACAAATAATACGATTAGGCCAGTTTAGTTTTAAACTATTCTTCCTTCCTCGCGGATAGGCTTATCAATTAATTTATCCGTACTCACTCCCAGCGTATGAGCTATCTTGCTTGCTAGATACACCGATGGATGATTGGACTTATTCTCCAATTCCCAGATATACGATTTGCTTGTGCCGATTAAATCAGCCAGTCCTTGCAAGGTTAATCCCTTCCGCTTGCGTAGCAGGGTTATGTTGTGGCCTAGTATGGTTTTCATAAATCCCCATTGCCTCCTGTTATTTCCATCTCACGCATGTTGTATTCGATAAAGTCTATGGCATGTATAAGCGCGGATGCCCTTTGCATTTCATAGGCGGAATGACCGTTATATTTTTTTAAATTAGTCACAATAACGTCCATATTTTTAATGGCATCGGTCAGCTTGCCGTGATCCCATTCATCATTTGCGCTGCTCGTCATCACTTCCCCCATTCTAATTTACGGATTACACCGCTAATCGCGCTATCCATGCCGCGACATTCTTCGCCGCCATCAATCAGGTCTTGAAGCATCACCACGGCTTCCGCGCCGCGTTTTTTGAGTTCGATAGTTTCCATAGCCCTTTCAACCAGCGGTGTAATAATTTGGTCAACCACTGCGCCAGCCTCCTTAAGTGCATCAGGATTATAAGGATTTTGATTAGCTACCTCAAATAAACACCTACAGACACGGTCGATCAGTTCTTGTCTTTGTTCTGGTGTCATACAGTTCCTTTCAGCGCAACGATCCAGTCCTTCGCCTCCGCATCGAATTTCAGCGTGATGACGCCCATGCCGAACATATCGGCCAGCATGAGCCGCTCGCTCCATGATTTATACAGGACGCCCAGCATGGCGTCGCGGTCTGATTCCGGCATAGCGTCCATTGAGCCGAGTGACTGACTATTGGCGCAATCCATCATCAATTGCATGACGGAAAGCGCGCGGCTGAGGCGTTCGAGATTGGCTTCCGGCGTTGATTCACTCATAAATCCTCCGCAGCTTTTAGGGCGCATTTCATTTGCACAAGTTCATCGTCGAAATCGTCTGCATGTTCAGTTTTTAGCATCTTAAAGCCATCGCGGCTATATGGCTCGCCTTTCTGGGCGCAACCCTCCTTAATGAAGGCATACAATGCTTCCTCGGCTTTCATGCACAAAGTTTCCTCCGCCCCCTCCTCATCAGCAAAATAGGCGGCTCGCTCCAAATAATGACTAACAATGTTTTCTACTATATTTTTCGCTGATAGTTCTCCCGGCTCCCAACCATCATTGTTAAGCATCTCAAAGCAATAATTGCTGGTGTTTTCCAATGCTTCGCGGTTAATCTCTGACATTACGCTACCCTCACAATCTTGGGCGGATTCGTCCCACGCTTCCAACCCAGAAACGCCATCCAGTAGCCTTCCTGCCACGTGGTACGCAGGCCGGAAACCAAAAGCCAGCCGGTGGTGGATATGCGAGCTTTGAAGCCCTCCGCGATTAATTCAGTTAGGATTGTTTCTTGTGCGTATGTCATGAAGCCCCTTATTTTCCGCCACTTCATTGCGGCAAAAGTTAGTTATAGCAATACTCAATAGTTCGTGCAAGCGTTATTTTCAATTATTTTCGTTATCCCTATTTTCCATCCACAATCCTCTCGCATTGCTGTAGGGCTTCTTGGGCTTTGTCACCCTTTTCAATTTCATCTTCATAAGCGCCCTCTTCATTTCTGGCATAGCTTATAGATATATGCTTTTCAGTTGCATAAAACTCTACAGCCACACTCAATATCTCAAGCATTTCTAAGCATAGCGATAAATCATCATTAATATGATATGGGCTATCAAACTTTAAACTTTCGTTCGTCTTTGTGTCACGAAGCTTAAGCCTATTCCGCTCCCGCGCCTCGTCTATGAACTTTTGGATGGTCATTTCTATCCTCCCCAGTGTTTCTTAGGTCTGATAATACGCATTATTTTCAGATACAAATTTGTGAATTTACGAGGCAACCAGCTTGGTATTTCGTAACCATCGAGCCATAGGCGCATCTTTGCTTTCTTCGGATCGCAAGCGTAAGTAAAATGCTGCCATTCGTCATTGTTATCCATCCCGTTCATTCTCCTTTGGTTATTAATGCCCCCCATTAATATGGGGCATATTTCAAATCTTATTAATCTTATCCGATATTATGGCGTCATAACGATTTTCCTATCACCAATCCGGCTATAAAAAGCATCATCATTACTAGGATGGTATAGCCGGTGTAATCAAGCATGATTGTCTCCGATTTCCCTCCTGATAATATCCACCGCGTGTTTTATACCATCCTGTAATTCAGGGCTGTGGCTTTTCTCCGTACCGGCAAGCAATATTGCCTCTAGGGGTATGGCAGTTTCTACAAGGGCAATACGAAGCCTATCACGCTCGGCTAGGAGGGCTTTGTAGTTAATGGCCTCAAGAATGGCTGGCATTATTAGCCGATAATGTATGGGCGTCATCTTTCTAAGATTTTCCTCTGATATATCAAGAATCATCGATCCCATATTGGTGAGAGTTGCTATCCCCGCCGCCCGCACCATCGTACTAACCACATCTTCTAATCCCACCACATCACCCTGCGCGGTGGGGGTGGGTTGTTGAAGCTCTTTGAATACTTTTATTGCCTCATCGGCTGGTGAATTATCCGTCATAGATGGCTCTTCTGGAGTTTGCCGTAATAGCATATCCGTTGTGCCCGTTTTAACTGGTTTAGACGGCGTCATTTTCATATCATTACTCATGTTTATTTTCCTTCTCGCCGGTGGGGGGATATACGGGTAGTTTCTATAGCTCCCTTTTTAGCCAGCACGTAATCTCTTAGCACCACTTCCGCCCAAGCGTGGGCTTCCCAGACAGGTTGACACGGAAGCATCTGGAGTGCCACTTGCGCCTGATGAGCGAAAGCGAAACACATTGTGTAGCGCGGAGTCTCCCCCGGCACTGAATAACTGGAGACCTAGACCTGTCATTTCTCCCCCAGTGCTGTGGTGAGTTTTGCTATTGCTTCGGATATATCTCTACCATGGCAATCAACATTCTTTATGGGTGTTAACTTATCGGCCACCTCCCGCATAACTTCCTGCACCTCGGTGATGATGGCTTTTGCTTCTGCAAATTCATCAGCATCAACGACTTCCCATTGTGAGCAATCACCGCTAGGTGTTGTTGACTTTACCTCATTTAAAGCAGCAATCCGTTCGTGAAGGGTCATTGGCGCGTTACCTTTTCAAGAAGTGAGTATTGACATTCGGTAGATAATACATACCTACCATTGCTCAGTTTTATTATCATCTTGCCGGTAAGGTGAAAACACCATAAGGAACTCTCTTCTCAATTTTTCCATCAAGTTCCAGCCTAACATCATTAAGGCTTCCACTACCTAGCTGAACGTTAGTATTCCTAGCCATTTGAGCGCAACACCCTTGATTGGTCTACTTTCTGGAAGAAATCAGTAGTGGTCTGATCCGTAGAAGAATAAGCTAAGCCAAGAGAGCCATTTTGAAAGGAAACCTCAACAGCAATTCTATTGCCGTCCATCAGTTTTCTATCTATGCCTATCATTGTATCAAGGGGAAAACTAGAAGACCTTACAGCGTGTGCGTCAATCTCTATATTGATTAATCTAAGATTTGTAAGAACATAAACAAGGATGCCATCTGTATCCTTTTTTAGGATTGCGTTAACAGTTAGGCATTCTTTTGCTTCATCACCATTAATCGTGGTCTTTATAAAATCACTTATTTGATTTAAACGAACCCGTTCTATTTTCGGGTTATTAGACCCAGAAATAGTTTGAATAATTTTATTTAAAATATCTTCATTCGACATAGGGACAGACACTGTAATTATACTGTATTACCATAAATACAGGAAGCGTATAAATAAGCTATATAGGCAATTATACAAGAAATAATAGATATTTTTTGTATTAGGCCATATTACGTTGCCAATAGCCCTTCCACTGCCGGGAAACAGGGCTTTGTAAGGCGGCATTCGTAGCTATCAGATAAAGCTCTCCGTTATTGATTCTCCGGTTATCTTCCCGCCATGCCATTTCTTCTGCGTAAGCATGTAAAATTGGCAGATGATTAAGAGCGCATTTTTTTAGCAAGATAAATAAGCACCCCTATGCCGATTAAAACCGTTAGAAGGATTATAGGGAAAAAGACAAAGGCTATTAAAGGTATGTCAGTCGATGCTGTTAGTGCTGTAGCCAACTGGTCGCTTTTAGCTTCACTAGTGGTGGGCGTCATCGCAACGTATGCCATTGTGATTACTTCCAATATAAAAGAGGATCGTCTAAAGCAACGTTTGGCAATAGCAGCCAAAGAAGCTGCCTTAACTAATGAACGAGCGGCTATACTGACCAAGGAAGCTGCTGAAGCTCGTACAGAACAAGAACGTCTAAAGCAGAGTATGGCTTGGAGACGGCTAAGCAAAGAGCAGCATGATAGCTTAGTAAGTAGTCTTACGGGACAAGGAATAGAAACAATAGGCTTGCTTGTTCTTAATAGCGATCCCGAAAGCACGCAGTATGCCTCAGATATACAAGTTGCTCTTAAAGCGGCTTCTATAAAAGTTAAACGTATTACCTCCCTTGCTGCTAGTGGCAATGATTTCGGATTATACATTGGCTCTCCTGAGGACTCGAAAGAGTTCAAAGCCGTAGCGCAGGCTTTTGGAAACGCAAAGGTATCTATGCGATTCGCCGCAGCGAGGAAAGAATTGGAAATAATTGTAGGGCCAAAACCACCGCCGTTTTGAGGTGTGTTTGCTACATAATACCGGATATTTCATTGGGTATTCTCCTTGTTAATTTTACACATCATTTGAAAACGCTTTGGGTCATCTGGCCTTCCTACGGATGTGATGGCGCAGGAAGAGCCGCATTGATGACACCGAACTGCGTAAGCCCCGCATTCGGGCGCTGGATAGGGTAGGTCAACCCAGCAACCAAAGCCGCTTGGTGTTGGTATTTCCTTACCACCTGGAAAATCAGGATTTGGAGGGCATTGCGCCTTACCCCTACCAGAAGGCATAAATTTAATATCAAAATTACTCACTCTTTCCCCCTCGCCAGATACGGCGATATGATGGTGTATGCTAAATTGGCGGCTTCATAAAAACGGTTTGGCATTATCCCCATGCCAGCTATCTCATCATTTGGATCAAGGCGTTTCCATATAGCTTGTGCCATCTCCCCCACAATCTTCTCACGCTTGGGAAGCGAGGGGTGGGGTGGTTCCATGGCGATATTGGCTAGGAATATAGAAGCGTCCAGAATGGTTAGCTGATTATCAGCGTGCATTTCATCGCCACTATCCAGAATACCCTTTAATGCCAGAGCTAATTCTTGTGCGGTTTTAGTCATGCTTTCCCCATTGGTTAGCAAATGCGTATGCAATCCCGTGATATGTAATACTTCGCATATCTCCCCGGTCTTTTCCTGGTGGCATATGAAACACTTTCTGTGAATCTCTTTTATCCATAGATTTAACAACTTCCTTTAACTGTGGCGTAATGTGCGTTAGGGGGGGGCAGTCCTTTCAGCCACAAACAAGTTGCCTTGGTTTCCAGATGCCCGAATTGATGCGGCTGTATGAGTTGGTCGTGTTTCCTGCCCACACGATAAACTGCTTGGCGCATTACTGGATTCTCTACGCATATCTTTGGAATCGGTGCGTTAAGTAATTGACGGAAAAATAGAGCTGCTTTTTGTGCTTTATCTTCTCTATCATGCTCAATATAAAGATGCTTATTCCCGCTGTTAGCAAGGTAGGTGCATGGCGGGTGTGCAATCATCATGTCCCAGCCGTCATTGATGACCGCCAGCACATCATCTTGGATATGCGGCCCCTTGCTTTCAGTAGGCTCAATATCGCATGATATGGCGTCATGGCCCATTCGTAAGAACTGGTCACGCACCACACCACTATATTCACACGCCACTAACACGCGCATTTTTCCTCTCTGCACCATTCACAAATACAAGGGCCACCTTCATCAGATTCTGAGTAATAACACTCAGTATCTAAATCGGTATCAACTAAGCGGTCACAGCTTTTGCATCTATCCATCGACATTCACACCTCCTCAAAAACCACACGTATGCAGCTACCCATTCCATTGCTGTAATACATCTCATAAACCGTTATGTGATCCGTGTTGCCGTTGGCTTTTTGGACGGCAGTGTTAGAAGCCAGGATTTGTAAATCGTCAACGGTGTGGAGTTGCATTAATCGATTACCGGGCGCAAATCTTTGCCATCGTCTTCCCATTGACGGCGGATATGGTAAATGCCGTCACCGAAGAAATAGGATTTATGAGTATCAGTATTGCGTCGATGCTCTAATTCAGCCTCTTTCTCAGGATTATTAACCACCAGATAAAGCTCGAATGGGTTATTATCATTGGCGTAAACAACAACACCTTTTTGCTTGCGTACCACATGGTGGTGACCTGTCTCACTGTGGCCTATAATGAACGCGCCATTCTCGGTTTCCATTTCTTTTAATCCACTCGGAAGAGCATCCACCTTGCGAATCAGAAGTTCACCTTGCGCCACAGCGTTATTATCAATAAATGTTTTCATTTTAATCCCCTTTAATGCCTGATTTGTGGAATATAGTGTTCAATAGGTTGTTCAGGCGTCCAACCGTATGTAGCTGCGTTACACTCCTTCGCTGTTTTATAAGGAAAGCGTGTAACACGTAATGCAAAAACCCTTCCTGTGGCGCATTGCACCCGGAGGAATTTCTGTTTTTCACGAATATCTGGCAGAGTCACTTCTAGCAGCTCCCCCATCATAGGATCGGGGTCTTTGTCTATTGTGACCGCCTTAAGTTCTTTAAGTATTCTATCCCACCCAAGAATTTCACAACCCGCCAGGCGTTGTTCTAGATTAGAGGCCGAAAGTACCTCCTCCGGCTTAAGATTGGCCTTATCCTCAATCCATTTCTTAGGCACTTTCGTGCCATGCCAATGATACAGGGCATATCCATCGTGATAATAGAGTGCCGCATCATTTTCACAGTGCAATCTCCCCATGTCATCTACTTTCACAGATGCTGGCCGCTCTGACATAAACACCATATTTTCGTATGACCACCATAAATGACAATGACGAGACTGAGTAAGCCACATATCAAGCAGTCTTCTATTTTCATCTGAATAAGGAACTCCGATCTCATTGCAAAAATCATAAAATACTTCCCAAGCACACCAAAGATTTCCGCCAAAATATTCAAAATCTTTGGCCCAGAGGTTGGCCCCGAGGTTGGCCCAGAGGTTGTCCCTGAGGTTGTCCCCGAGGTTGGCCCTGAGGTTGTCCCCGAGGTTGTCCCTGAGGTTGTCCCCGAGGTTGGCCCTGAGGTTGTCCCCGAGGTTGGCCCAGAGGTTGTCCCCGAGGTTGGCCCAGAGGTTGTCCCCGAGGTTGGCCCAGAGGTTGTCCCTGAGGTTGGCCCCGAGG